TTAAATTAGAAACTAAGGCACTTTCAGAAAGCGAAATGCCTATGCCTTTTGAAAGACCAAACCCTAACCAAGATTGGAATGAGTTTTTTAAATTATCACAATCATTTTTAGACTTAACAGGAAATGTATATTGGTATAAATTAAAGCCTGAAAATGGTTTAAATGCTGGTGAGCCAATACAAGTCTATTGCTTACCATCTCATTTAATAGAGATTAAACTTAAAAAAGATGCTAATTTATTAGGGGTTGATGACCCTATTGATTACTTTGAAATGGAGTTATACAATAAACTTGTAAAGTTTAAAAGAGATGAGATAGTACACATATCAATAGATAACCCTAACTATGGTGTAAGTGGTGAGCAGTTGTATGGTCAAAGTAGATTAAGAGCAGTTTATAGTAATATTTTAGCATCAAATAAAGGTGCTGATTTGAATATTGAAATGCTTAAAAATGCGGGTGTGTTTGGGTTTATTCATAGCAAAGGTACTAACTTTAATGAAGCGCAAGGGAAAGCAATAAAAGATAGGTTATTAGAAGCAAGGTCAAGCAAAGAGGAATTATCTAATATTATGGGCGCATCTACTGATATGGGTTTCACTCGTATATCTTTAACGCCTGATGAACTAAAGATTTTTGACCATATGAAGTACAACCAAAAGCAAATATGTAATGCTTTGGGGTGGTCAGATACTTTGCTAAATAATGATGATGGCGGTAAATATGATAAGCAAGAAAGCGAATTAAAAAGAGTTTTAACCAACTCTATTGTTCCAGATGCTAAGATATTAGAACGTGCATTCAATGAGGGTATATTATCAGAAATAAAAGCATACAATGGCAAAGTTTTAATTTTCGATTACAAAGAACTACCTGAAATGCAAGACGATTTAGAAACTATGTCTAAATGGATTGTTAATGTAGTTGATAATGGTATAATGAATAGAGCAGAGGCAAGATATGCAATGCGACTACCTGAAATTAATGACCCTAATTTAGAAATGTTTACGGTTAAAGACGATATAATGAGCCTTGAAGATGCTATTATGCCAAATGATGAATTAAAAATGTAATGACAAACAATGAATAAAACAAAAAGACCTAATATAGTTAGAACAAACACAAACACATCAATTGAGTACGGAAAAGACAATGGAAGTGTTTATATATTTCTAATTATTTTCATATTAATAACAACTATTATTGCAGTATTAAGTATAAAATAACAAACAATGATATATTTAACAATTTTAAACACGATAGGAATAATTTATATAATTTGTAAATTAAACAAAAGAATGAGTTTTAAAGTTAAGGGTGGAGATTTAGCAAGAGTTTTAAAAGATAATTTAAAAATGTAGTTGCACAAAAACAATATAGCATAAAATTGTAATGACTGAAAAACAATATAGAGATAGGTGGCTAAGGCAACATAGACAATATGAGAATATTGTAAGAGTTAAACTTACAAAAGAGTTTAGAAAGCTATCTAATAACATACCTTTTGATTTCTTAAATGAAAGTAATTACAATGTAATTATAAGAAGTGCTATAAAAGAAGATGATATTTTAAATCTATACTACGAATTTTACAAAGAAATAGGCATCATTCACGCTAAAAGAGTAGGTAAATTACTGAACAAACAAATAAAAGAATTTACGGTTAATGGCTTTTTATCAGTATTTGAAAAGGATTTGTTAGGGTGGTTGTATGGTAACTCATTAAGCAGAATTACAAGCGTACAACAAGGACTTATTTCATACCTTCAAGAGTTTATAGCAACAGGAATAGCAGAAAATAAAACTATTTCAGAATTAACAACCGATATACAAAACTTAATAAATAGACGTGATTTTTACAGGTGGCAAGCTATGAGAATAGCACGAACAGAAACAACTGCAGCCGCTAATTATGCAAGTACAATAGTTTCAAGGACTAGCGGAATAGTAAACGAAAAAATATGGATAAGTAGCACAGATGCACGTACAAGAAGATTGCCAGAAGCTGAATTTTCACATATTGCAATGAATGGAGTAAAAGTAGGCGAAAATGAAACTTTTAAAGTGCCAAGTAAGTTTGGAGTTGAGGAATTAAGATTTGCGGGTGACCCTAAAGGTAGTGCTGGCAATGTTATTAATTGTAGATGCGCCAATGCCTTAGTACCTAAACGTGATGCAAATGGCAGGTTTATTAGGCGTAACCAACCAATGAACAGACCTGTTGACTATTCTGTTATAAGAGAAAATAATATAAGACAATACGAACAAACCATAAGAAACCAAAACTATGAAAGTGCTGGTTTATATGATAACAAAGGGAATTTAATATTTAAAAAAGATGGAGGTAAATCTCAGGTAAAATTTGAATGGTACGAAACACATCAAATGAAAGGTAATATTTTAACTCATAATCATCCAACCGATTCATCTTTTAGTAAAGCAGATATTCAAGTTTTAACAGGTAGTGGGTTATCTGAAATAAGAGCCGTTACAAAAACAAGAACATTTGTAATGAAATCAAATAAACACTTTACAGATAAAAAAGAATTTTCAACATTAAAAAGAGATATAAATAAAGTTGAGAAAAAAGTAATGTTAGATTTATCAAGGAAATATAGAAAAGGAGATATAACTATGGATGAATATAAGAGTATGGGCTGGGATGAAACTTGGAAGGAATTTGTTTCATTAAATAAATATAAAAATATTTTCACTTATGAACAGTTTTAAACAAGAAATAGAAATAGATGAGTACAATGAATTGGATAAGGACGGTATTGATTTTCCTGACCCAATATAGACAAAAACTATACTAAAAAATCATTTAATAAATTTTATTTATATTTGTAACTATGAAAGCAATGAATTTTAAACAAACATCATTCGAGTTAAAAGACTTTGACGAAACAAAGGGCATTGTAGTTGCTTATGCTAATGCGTATGACTTCAAAGATAGTGATGGGGATATAAGTGCTAAAGGTTCTTTTAATAAGACCGTAAAAGAGAATTACAAGCGAATAAGAGTGCTTAAAGACCACAACCCAACTATTGCGTTAGGTGTACCTTTAAATATTGATACAGAGGATTCTTATGGCTTATTAACGACTACTAAATTTAACTTGAATAAGGAAGTCAGTAGAGATATGTTTAGCGATATTAAGCTAATGAATGAAAACGGCTTAAATGCTGAATTATCTATTGGTTACCAAGTAATGAATAGAGATGCAAAAAACAAAGCAATTATAAACGAATACAAGTTAATGGAGTATTCTTTTTTATCGAGTTGGGCGGCTAATGAGTTGTCAACCGTACAAGATATAAAAGGAATTAAATCATTTTACGGAATATTAGAATTAATAGAAAAGTCTTATGACTTAGACTATTCAGATACAAGATTAAAGCAGATTGAAACCATATTAAAATCACTTTCAGATAAAGAGCCGTTACAAAGTAACACTTCTAATGATGAGCCGATGTTTTTGGAGAAAGATGCAATACAAATATTAAATAACTTTATAAATACATTATAATAAAAATGGAATTAGAACAAAAATTAAATGATTTAGCTTTAAAATTAGAAGGCGAATCAAAATCGGTTGTACAAAACGCAATTACTGAATTTAAAGCAGAAAATAAAACAGCTATTGAGAATGCTGTAAAAGATGCTACAGATGCAATGGAAGTAAAGTTTAAGGCTTTGCAGGACCACGCTAATATCTTGGATGTAAAACTACAAGAGAAACAAGCTAAAGAAGAAGCTAAAGGAGATTTCTTAGTAAACGCTATCAAATCAAACAAAGACCAAATTTTATCAGTTAAAAAAGGTCAAGAGGTACAAGTTAAGGCGGTTGGAGATATGACAACTGGAAACCTTACAGGAGATGAGCCAAAAGACTTAAACTTTGATATTGTTAAGTTTCCTGCTCAAAAAGTAAACGTTGCTGACTTAGTTGGTTCGGTTAATATTGGTGGAGGTACTTATACCTATACTGTTGAAGGTGCTGGTGAGGGTGCTATTGGTTTGCAAACTGAGGGGAGCACTAA